GCCTGCCAGCCCATCATATTATCTGGATCACTTAAAGGCACAGATAATATATTACCGCGCTGGTCTTCCATTATATACATTAGTTCGTTATTGCGGGTGTGAGAATTATCTGTAATCAACATGCAATGTATCATTACACCTAATTCTGGATAGACGTAGTATCCACCAACTTCAAAGTTTTGGATATACTGTGGGGGGAGGTATTTTCGGTGCTCTTCTTCTCTTTCTTCACGATAGTCTGAAAGATGTATTACGTTATTCTGCTTCACCTGTGACCTGTAGTGGAAATTCTTGTTCTTTTGCTGTGATTAATACTTCATATATTTTCTGTTCTGCCATCTGATAGTCATACACTCCTGCAACTGCGTAACCCATTTTATGGACTTCAAGAGTGATGGACTGAGCATCTACTTCTGTTTTGTTGAAATATTCCATCAATGCCCAAGTAACAAACTCCATTGGTGTAAAATCATCGTTATGAAAAATGACTTTATAGTTTCTTGGTGGTTCAGCCTTTTTAGGCTTTTTCATTACTTCAGAACCTCCATTGCCAATAACTGTGGTTTCATCTTTCATAGTTACTTTCCCAAAGAAAATGGCCAGTAATAGTATATTTTGTTTCAAGTGGTGCATTTTCTCCTCGATGCATGTGCGAGGGCCCCGATGGAAAGATTAAAAAATCACCTGCGTTTGATCTCATTGTAATATTTTGATATATAAATTCTGTTCCCCCACCAGTTTTTATATCTTTTAAGTACAACATCCATGAAAAAACTCTATTCGTTATTTTTGAATCTACTTCACAATGAGTAGTAGTATAATAAGTATTCGGTTCCCATTTACCCATTATAATGTCTGTAGTATCTAATGTCCACGCATCTACACAGATATCAAAAAGATTGTATTCTTCTTTAAACTTTTTTAATACTTTTAATATAGTAGAATATAAATTAAAAAAGCCAGAAAGTTTTTCTAGGTTTATCCCCAATTCTAAATTATTTAAGATAATATTTCCTGCTGTGCCTGGTTTTGCTATATTAATATTTTCGTCAAACCAGTTAATTGCTTTTTTACATGATTCTGTAGAATAAATTGCAGGTGATTTATGTATTATACTCTTCATTTCTGATCTATTCATATTCAAATCCTGAAAAATCTTTTTTATTGAATTTACCACCAGTTGCTATATCAAAAGATGGTGTGTCGTCTTTTGTTTGACCTGTATCTACCAGTTCATCTTGTGCTGCTTGAGATACATCAAATAATCTCATTTTGGCACGGTCAATACCTATCACGAATTTACGATTTGTTGTGGGGTCATTGTATCTGTTCTTCAACTGTTTTACTAGTATTTGTCCAACTTCTTCCATCTGCTCAGTAGATATAATTGCAAACATAAGATCTGCAGTTGCAGGTAATCCGAAACTCTCTGAAGTATCTTCCAGCCCGACATCAGTATTTGAATAGCCCGATCTAGTGGTTTGGGTCGCAGAGACAATAGGAAGTTTATTTTCCACAGCAAGACCCCGAAGCTCTTCTGCAATTGATTTGATAAGCGTGTAAGAATTGACATTAGACCCTGTTTTTATTCTAGAAGATGTACAGATATTCAGATAATCAACAAATATGATATCTGGAACGAAAGACCTTTTGAGATTTAGTTCATTCAACAATGCACGAAAATGATTCACATTTGCAGATGCAGTTGGATATTCCTTGATTATCAGTTTACCTTTTGTAGTCTTACTCAAATTATTTATTTTCTTGTCGTAGAGGTCTTTTGGTAGACTCTGTAGGTCATCTATAGCAATATCCAGAAGGTTTGCATCAATCCTTTCGGCAATCTTTTCTTCTGCCATCTCAAGAGTGATGTAAAGTACATTTTGGTTTTGTGCAAGACAAGAAGATGCGACATGACACATGAATAAAGATTTACCTACACCAGTACCGGCAAGACAAATGTTTAGTGTTTTTTGTGGAAGACCGCCTTTCGTAATCCTGTTAAAGTAGTCAAGATCAAACGGTATCCTTTCCTCAACCCTATGATAATAGTCATATCTATCAGCACTATCGTCAATATAATCATGGCCAACGTGAGGATCAAAACTGACCGAAAGGGCGTCGCTAAGTATGTCTGGAATCGCCCCCTTGTCCGCTGTTGATTTGGGGTTGTCCAGTATTGAGATTGATTCAACGACTGCGTTGTAGATTGCTTTGTCTTGACAGAATTTTTCAGTTGAATCCAATAACCATGAAAGGTCTGCAAATTCTTGAACATCTTTACTAATCTCGGTGATAAGATTTACAGAGTCTTTAAAGTCTTCTTCTGTGATTTTTGCGTCACCTAATTCAATATTAAGGGCTTCTTTATTGGGGAGAGAATTATATTTCAGTATGAAATTATTTATCTGATTGAATACAATTTTATCAGAATTTTCAGTAAAATATTCATCATTTAAAAATGGTAATACCTTTCTTGCATAATCCTCATTCTGTAACAAATTCTTTAGTATTGTTGTTTCTATTTTCATCGCCACCTATGTTTTGTTCTTCTATTATTTCTAAAATTGCTTTACCTAGATTTTCTTCAAATATTTTACCCTGCTCATCAGTTATGACTCTTTCGCCAATATCAGATGGTGATGTTATTATATCATATCCATACTGGCATGTCAAGGTGCCATCATCATTGATATTCGGGTCTGTTTTAAAGTCTTTGTATTTAAGTATAACATGACAAAAAGGCCCCGACTTAATTTGAATACAAAGACTATTGTCATTGGGGTCTTCTGGATTAGAGACTATATTGTACCAAGTATTTTTAAGTTTTGGAATATGAGCCTGTGGAGATAGATCAGGCATCGACTAGCCCTCTAAGATCTCTGTCACCTTGAATTTTAGCATCAGGGCCACCGGCGGTATCTATTTTTAACACTTCTTCAACTTTACGACGCTTCCCTATGAAATCTTTGTCCAGATTGGGTGTTGAATATTTGTGTTTTTCTTCTTCTGGACATATCACATTAAAAGATACTGCTCTTCTAATGCCCGGCCCGTAAAATGGAGAAACTGAATGTTTTAACCAAGAGGGAAATATAGTAAACATTCCTTCTTTTGGAATAATTAAATCAGTACCTTTAGGTCTAATACTTGTGAGTGGGTTTACATCAGTAAACCCCGGCTCGTCATGATGGACATAAAATTTACCTTCATCATTAAATTCAGAAACTTGTTGTGGAATTTTTAAATAAAATACACCAGCAACTAATCCAAAATGACTATGGGTTGCAATATAATCATTTTCTTTAGAATCGGTTGCCCACATTTTATCTATCTCTAGCGCAACCTCAGAAAAATCTACATCCATAAAATGTAAATTGGAATTCAGTATATACCCTCTAGACATCTGAAGAATGAAATGTCTCATTTCTACTGGTAATGAAGTTGCGGGTATACTTATTTGTCTTCCTGTAACTTCTCTATATGCATTTTGATGATACAATTCTTCAAAACGCTCATCGTAGAGTTTGTCTATAATTTCATTCATTTCATCAACTAATCCTGCCCGTATATTAGAGGTAGCTCCATGATTATATCTATTATAAAATTTTACTTCAGTTTCATATTGTTCTTCAGTTTGTTTTTGATCAGCCATTATCTTCTCCTGTTTCAATTTCTTCTGATTCATGTTTCTCAGATCCACCACCATAAGAAAATTCTTTTTTAGCAGCTTCATCTAATTTGTTCATTACATCTTCTGTAAAATATTTTTCTGGATCTTTTAGTATTTGTTTTCCGTATAACTTAGCACCATCTGGTAACTCATACCTTGTGGATACTTTCTTAAAAATCTCATACTTCTCTGCCAACTCTAAAAGACCATAGTAACGATTAAGACCTTCATCATAACTTAGAAGCACATCAACTCTCTTGTTTTCTTTTGCAAGTCTGGACTTAAAGTTTTTACAATGAATGATGTTACCAACTACATCCGTGCCGACTTTATCCTTTTTCTTGGAGAGGAAAACGATATTAGATGCTGCATACTGTAAACCAGAACCACCACCCATAATATCTTGAGGAAACATAGCCCCAACTTGTTTGTATGTGTGATTAGTCACCAGTAATGGAATACCAGCTTTGGCAAGTTTGAGAGTCAATACTCTAAATGCACCCTTTACGATTCGTGCTTTAGTCATATCCACTTTGTTCGCACCTTCAGTAATGTCTTCAACTTCTTTGGCTGTAGATAACATACCAAGACTGTCAAGACAAAGTAAAAGTGGTGCTTCACTTTT